CTCCAACGTCACCAACATATTCACGGTGCACAACACGCATTCCGTCCCTGGTGGGATAGAACTTGGGTTGCGATGACGACACCTGGGTATTATACGCCGTGCCAACCATGCTGATTGGCCTTCCAACGCTCATATTGTTGTTGCTAGATCTGCCTCTAGCGGGGGTTTTCCCTTTCGGGAGAGATTTTCTTTGATTTGCCATGTATGGGATACAGTTGGCGACTGGACTGTACATCCCCATGAAGAAAGGATTCTTGCTCCGTGCAGTCTCTAGGCATTTTGTTTAGCACGGTGTCCGTTTTGGGCATTAACATGGGGACCCCATAGGGTTCGCAGTACGATGCGAGCGGGTGTTGGTCACCACCCTGTGCCCTAGTTCAACCACACATTGGGCCTGGACGGGGCACCATAGTGTGGTTTACTATAGAGGGGGGTATAGGAATCGTAATATGCCTCAATGGCCTTCTGAAGGTCTGGAGTGATGTCGAAAGCCGCGTGAAACGCGATTCTCGCTTGAGAGGTGACTTTGGACACTTTTCGCTGCATTCCTTTCGTCAAGTACCACCAACCGGTCTCCATGGTGGTATCACCCTTGAGTCGTTTACCACTGCTACCTCGCTCTAGGCAGCAGTAAAACGACTGAAGGATTGGGATCCCACCAGTGAGACTGACACCTCCTTCCCCGACGGCTCCAATCCATTTCTTAAATATGGATTCGCTATCTAGGGGTTTGATGGAAATGCTGTCCTTGGCAATACTTATTACCGGATTCCTAACCATAATGTACTTCGAACCATCATAGACTGGCTGCATTTGACAGAATGCAATTCTCTCAAACACGTCGACATGGTCTTCGACTTTCATGGTGAAGCCCATCTCCTCGAACCAGGTTGCAAGCCCCTGTTCAAATTGATGGATCTTCTTCCGTTCTATGATGACGACACAGTCATCCCCATTGTTGACCAAACCTACCCTCACATTCCTTGCCTTAGCATAGGAATATATGAGCCCGCACATAATGAGGCAGTTCCCCATTGCGGTATTCATGTCACCACTCATGCGTGTGCCATGAGTTGTGTACTTCAACTTGCCGTCATCAGTGTACCCTTTACACTTGTTAACGAGTTGGTATGACAGTAACCTTTCAAGTAGTTTGTCATGTTTGTACACAGATTGGTAGATGCTGTGTTCCCATCGGAGAGCAACCTGAGACACGTGTTGGTCAAACCGGGACGCGTCTAGTCCGATGGCGACGGGATCATCGAATGATTCCCATTTTTCCCTAAGAAGAGCGGCCACCTCTTCCACATTTAGGCCTTTGGAGACCGTTGTACCTCCAAAGGCCTGGCCTATTGCTCTATAAAGCATGTGCTCAATATGCTTTAAGTAGCAACCTACTGCAACGTTATACCTGGGATCTCGCGGAGAAATTACCCTAGGAGCGGGGTCTTTCTTTGCCGAGAAATTAATTTTCTCCGCTTTGACAAAACATTTAACTTCGGCGTCCGTGGCATCAACGTCCCTTCTAGATAGACTATCCACAGCGTTCTGGTAAATTGTACGTTTGCGACCCCAATAATATAGGGGGAAATCTTCCCGCCTTGTTGGGGTGGTCGAAGGCATACAACGTAAGAGTTCGCTTTTAAAGTCAGACATCCTACTATTAAATGTTTCGGGGGCAGGTCTTGGAGGTTGAACGTATTTTCCATCCTTGCAGATGAAGAACACTCTCTCCAAGACGCCCCTCTTCAGGTTAACAATGGTCGAATTGTGCACACCCATATCGATGAGGTTGGCAACCCCAGGTAGCATCGTGATACGGCGTGTGCGTCTAAGGCCCTGGTATTCAATCGAGGTCAACCCTTTGTGGACGCATTCTGATGGCTTTGCGTTCACACCCTCGATGAATACCGGGCCGTCCTAACCTTGTACAAACTTCAGGCCCGGCCCCGCGGGTCCTGAAGCGGAGGGACGCTTCACAAAGCTGTCCCTATCACACCAGTCCTTGCACATACTCATTTGGGCAACTCTTACGTCTATGTCGGTTGGTACAAACGTAAGAAGAGTGGCCAAGTCAATCGACTGGGCTATGTGCGAGGGTCGCATGCGATGGTCTACCATTTCCGAATAGATAAAACGTCTCACTACCATTCGGTTGGCCTCACTCCTTTCCATGAGGCCAAATTTGGCTTTTGCATGCAGCGCAAACTTTACAACAGCGCGCTGGTGTGAACGACCGTACCGTCGTCCGGTCCCATCCAAGGTTTCCTTGTTGTTGGTCTCGATCCACTCCTCCAGTGATTGACTTACAACGGGGTCATCACTGTTGAGCAGCTCTGTTATTTCAACAACTAAGGGGTCGTCATCTACGACCACCCTTGGACGGAGTAACGCTA